ATGGTGAAGATCAAGTCGGCGCGCGCCGTGCCTTCCAGCGCCGTCGCCACCTGCATCTCCAGCGCCATCAGCCGTTGATCGGCGACGGCGGCATCGTCGTGGGTAGTCCAGATTTCCAGGTTGAGGTCCACCGTACCGGCGGGGCGGCCATACAGCGGGCGGCCATTGCTGACGCCGCGCAGCACGCGGACCGCATCCACCGTGGGGATTTCCGCGCCGGCATGGGTGAGCACCAGCACGGGGTTGGCGACCAGCCCGGTCACCGGATCGGGCACGTTCAGCGCCGTGTTCAGCGCGGCGGCCATGCGTTGAATCAGCGTGGCCCACATCGCCGCTACCCAAACGCCGTGGCGACGACGGTGGCGCCGGCGTCCGACAAGCGGTCATTCACCCGTTCCGCCACGGGGGTCAAATAGTCGCGGCCCTTGATTCCGCGCCGCTGGATCGCGCGGGCGATGGCCCAGGCGGTGGTGCGGTCGTTGCCGATCCGCTTCACCTTGATCCAGTCCAGAATCGCGCGCCAGGGCGGCATCTTCCCGCCGGGCTTGCGCCCCTCCAGGACATAACGGGCGTAGGCCACATGTGGACCTACCCGCCATTCCCACGGCGAGATCTGATCCGCGCTCACGCTGTTGATCAGCAGCGATGTGGCGGCGATCCGCTGCTGGGCCAGCTCTTGCTTCATGGCGCGCGCCGCCCATTGCGCCTCGCGCGCCAACAACTGTTGCAGCCCCCACGGCAGCCGATCCACCGCCGCGTTCAGCGCCTGCCTGGCTTCGTCGCTAAGCTGCACGTCCAGGCGGATCATGCTTGCGCCAACTCCAGCGAGAGCTTTTCGTAAAGATACGCGGGCGTGCCGGCGGTCGGCAGCCCGCTCAATCCCTTTTGCAACTGCACAACGGTGGTATCAGCGGCCAGATCGCGCATGGCCTCGATCAGCGCCGCCAGCAGCACCAGCGGGCGTTGCAAGTCGCTGAACGTGACGCGGTCGGCGGTGATTTGGTGGCTGGCGAGATAGCGGTACGTCAGCGTGCCGCCCCAGACCGCCAGTTGCGCGGTGGTCGGGCCGGGCACCAGCCGCAGCATGGCCACGCCGTCAACCTCGATGGGCAGCATGTAGGGCGTCATGCCAAGATAATCGTCATCCCAAACCTGGCGGCGATGCTCCTTGCCCCAATCGGTACAGGCCACGCCAAGCAGATCGGTCGGCGCGGCGTAGTCGGATTGCCCGGCAACCAGGGTCAGCGTACCGGACACCCAGCGCGGGCATTTCGCCGTTAACCGTCCGGCGCCATTGCGCAAATGGCGGACAAAATCCGCGTCATCCGCCGCCGTGAAGCGCGCCGCCACCTTGCCCAGTTGGGCCCGGTGGTCCGCGATCAATTCATCGAGCGTCATGGCCGACTCCCAGGAGCTGCCCCGCGGGGCAGCCCCGGCGACGATTATTCAGCGGGGGCAGGGACAGGATCAGGTTCGGCGACGACGGGATCACTCGGCACGGCGGCCGCGTCTTCGATCTCCGCAGGCTCTCCCGCGCTGATCCCCAGCGCCACCGCCTCGGCGGGCACCAGGTCGATTTCCAGCACACCCATGATTTCTCGCACGTCCGGGCCCAGGCGGGCGTCGGCGCGGGCGGTAATCTGGACATGTCCCAGCGGGCCTTTCGCGGCGGCGACCGCGCTCAAGCCGTCGGTGGACGGGACCAGGTCAATCAGGCTGGGGTCCGACACGTCCCATGCGGGCGCGCCGTCCACCGGAGCCGGATTACCCCGGCTGTCCACCGGCTGTAAATGCAGTTCTACTTTTTGCGTCACCGAAAGCGTCAGACTCATGGGCGAAATGCCTCCAACAGACAATGAGGTGTAGGGGAACGACACCCGCCAGCCGGGCGCTGGGCGATACCAGCGCCAGAGGGCGGTCAACAACCAGTCCCACATCAGCGGGCCTTCGCGGCGCGTTGGGTGGGGGCTGGGGCATCGCCAGGGGGATCGCCTCCGGCGGATGAATCCACGTCAGGGGTAAAAAGCCCCCCATCGGTCGCCGGGTCGGTAGCGCCAATGGGGGAACGGGCCCCTTCAGGAGAAGAGCCGGTGTTGAGCAGCAGCGCGGCGTCGACTTCGCGCGCTTCGCCCGGTGGAATCGCCCGCCCGCCGATGTAAACGACGTGCGGGGCGTGGTTGGTGTAGAGGGTCGTGACCATGGCTACCAGGGCAGGTTGATTTCGCGGTACAGCACTCGCAACCGCAGCGGGCTGTCGCCGGTGGTGATTTCGCCCGTCAGCAGATGCAGCACCAGCGGCGCGTTGACGATGGGCGTAATCGCGGCGGTGGTGACTGCGGCAACGTAACGAAATGCATCCGCCGTGGCGTCCATGAACCCCGTGGTTTCGATGGTGGCCAACGTCGCGCCATTGGCGTCGGTGTACTTGATCGCCAGATCCTCGCCGGACGCGATGCCGGCATAGGCCGTGCCGCCGTAGTCGAGCCACAGTTCCGCGCTGACCAGGATCAGCGCCTTGCCCGCGCCCGGAGCGGCCACCAGGGGCTGCGGCGTGGCGTTCAGCGCCAACAGCGCGGCGGAACTGATTTCGACGATTTTGGTTTTGAGCGGACCGTCGTAATTCGGGGCATAGGCTTCCGGCGGGGCGGGCTGATAGGCGTCCGCCACGGTGTCATCCACGATGGTGCGCGATTCGCCAGGGGGGATGACTCGCCCCTCGGCGTAAGCGATGCGGGTTTGGCTATTGCTGTGCGTGCCCATGGCCGCCCCTTACGCCGCCGCCGTTCGGGCGTCGCTGTCGTAGACGATCACGCTGGTCAACCGCGCTTGCAGCGGCTCCGGCACCTGTAGCGCGTTGTACTCCTCGCCGTAGGCGATGCGTTCGCCGGTCGGCAACCCGTTGCTGTCCACGGCCTCGAACGGCGTGCCCGTGGCGAACGGACGGACCACGACATAGCTCAACGTGCCCCGCGCGCCCATCAGAATGCGGTCGTCGGCCAGGTCGATACCGGGGGCATTGGTGCCGAAGGCCGAGATGCCCTTGATGGTCGCCAGGTCGCCGGACCCGGTCAGGTTCGCGCCGGCCCGCATCATCTCGGCGGCGAACTGGCGGGCATTGGTCAGAGTGTCGTTCAAGACCGGACTCATGAGCAGCATGTCCGGCATCACGAACCGGTCGGCGCTCAGGATCGCCTTGCGCGCCCCCACCGCCCGCAATGCGCCGTCGAGGTGGTCGGGCAGTTCCACCCCGGAGGGTAGCTTGAGGTCAAACTTGCTGACGTTGTTCGCGCTGGCGTAGGTGATCGTGGTGGTGGTGGTCGAGGTCGGGGTGACCGCCGCGCCGGTCTGATCGACCAGCCGGATCAACCCCAGGTTGTAGCTCTCGACCCGCCAGTAGGTGCCCGCGCTTTGCGTGCCGGAGCCATCGTACTCGGACAGCGTCGCGGCGTTGAGCACCACGGTGATCGGGTGGACCGCGCTACCGACCGCGTTGCCTTGCAGGTCGCGGGTCTGCTTGGGCCGGACGATGGGCCAATAGGTGGTTTTGATCAGCGACGCCGACCCGGCCAGTTGGCTGGCGATGTTTTCGGCCGTCCGCGTGGTGGCGCTGTAGGCGTCGGCCGCGCGTTGCAATTCGTTGGCGACGCGGCGTGCGATCAGTTCGCGCATCAGCCGGGCGTTGGATTCGACGTTGCGGGCGTAGGCGTCCCAGTCGATCAACGAACTCCGGCTGAAATAGGCGACTTCGTTGGAAATCAGCAAGGACAGCGCCATTTTGTTCACATAGGCGGTGTCCATCTTCTGTTCGATGGAGGCGCGGGGAATACCACGCCCCTCGTAAACGATGCCGTCGTTGACGATGGCGCCGGGCTTGCGCAACTCGTAGGGGATTTGCGTGGTGGCTTGCGCACTGGGGTCGGTCAACACCTGCACCAGGTCGAGGACGGCCAGATCGGACAGGGCTTCGCGGATCACGGTCCGCTGGAAGCCGACCGGCACGTTCAGGTTGCTGACCGTGGTCGCGCCGCCGTCGGCGAGCTGCTTGGCCTCGGCGCGCAAGGCGTCGGCGTTGCGGCGGTCGAACTCGGCCAGAATCTTGCGCGTCGCCGGCTTCAGATCCTTCTCGGCGGTCAGCTTCAACGGCCGCCCCGCCAGCGCCAACTTGGCATTGATCGCCTCTTGCAGCTTCATGGGGGAGGCATCCTCGCCAGTGGTGATGCGGGCGCTGCCCTGGATGGGATAGCCCAGCCCGGCCAGTTGGGTGCTGACCGCCATTTGGTCCGCCAGGGCGATGACCTGCGCGGCCATGGTTTCGACTTGCGCCGGCGTGGTGGTGGCGGTGATCAAGGTTTCCATCGCCAGCAGCTTGGCGCGAGTGGCTTCCGGCAGACCTTTCAGGCTCTCGGCTTTCTCGGTCAGCGCCACGAACTGGGCTTTGCGTTCGGTCAGGGTCTTGGCGGTCGCGGCGGCTTCTTCCGCTTCGCGCTGGCGTTCGGCGGCCAGCAACTTGCGCACGTCGTCCTCGGTCAGCGTCTTGGGCGCATCGGGTTTGGGGGCTTCGGGGTTTGGCGCGACCGGGGGCGGCAGCGTCAACTGAATGACGGCGGGCTTTTCGCCGATCTGTTCGGCCAGCGTCTTGCCGGCATCGGCCAGCCGATCCGCCAGATTGCCCAGGGCTTTGTCGTCCTCACCCAGGGTCTTCGCGGTTTCGCTGAACGTCTTGCTCAGTTGGTCAATGACGGGCTGCGCCAGCTTGAGTTCGGCCAGGCGCTTGAGGAGGGCTTGCAGATGTTTGTTCACTTGGCTTGTCGCCTCCGCGATCAGTTGCGCCGCCAGGGCGCGGTGAGTCGGTTCAGAAAGTTGGATGGGGTCAAGGCGCTTGATCACCGGGCGGATGGTCAGCCCAGCGCCCAGCAACACCGCGCCGCGCGGTTGCCGGGTCTCGTTGTCGACGAAGTGTTCGTCGAACTCGGCGGACAGGTATTGGTAGCCGCGGGTGGCAATGGCTTCGCGGCCGTAGGGAGTCCACTCCACATCGGCCAACAGCCGGTCGCCGTCCACCCACAGCCGGGTGATCCGGCCCGCCGATCCGTCTTCGGGGCGGTGGGCCACGTCGATAAAGATGTCCTGGCCGTAGGCGCGGGCATCGAAGTTGCGAACCATCTCCGCCAGCAGCGCCGTGGAAATTTCGAATTCGCCGTAGCGGGGGTCGTAAAACGTGCCGGCGCGGGTGATGGTGACCGCTTTGCGGCCGACTTCGGTGAGTGAAAACGCATCCAGCCGCGTGGCGGTGAGGCGGCGCACGCTGGTGGGGGATTCGGCTAGCCGGAAGCGCCACGCCATGTCAAGGGCCATGTATCGTGCTGAGGTGGGTCACGACCCACACCGTGCCGCTGGCGGCCAGGGTGCCCACCGCGCCCCAGAGGGCGTATTGCATCCGCTCCAGGTAGGAGATTTTCACGGCGTGCTCCGTGAGCTGCTCCGTCGCGCGGGCCATAAGCCCTTCTTCATGCTCCATGTGCGCCAGAAACTTGTTGGCCAATTCGGTGAGTTCTCCCTGAATTTCGGTCTGGTGCTCAGCGATTTCGCTGAGCTTCTTCCGGTGGGCTTGCTGGGTGTCCAGCAGCAGTTGATCCATCTGCCGGCGCAGGCTGTTGGTGTCGTCGGTCATTGCTCTTTCCCAGAATGGAATACACCTTGGCCAGTTCGCGCCGCCCGACGGACGTGGCGCGGGCGCGGGTTTCTTCCTGGCGCATGCGGTCGATCCGCCAACTTTCGGCGCGGTGGGCGCGGATTTCGGCGGCATGCCGCAGGCGATTCTCGCGAAACGCGATCCGCGTCATGCAGACGGCCACGATGATGGATCCGACGAGCAGCCCGATCAGTAGCGCGTCCATCAGCGCCACTCCGCGTGGCAGGCGAGGCCGACCGCATCAACCATTGAAGCCGACATCATTTTGGGGCGCAGAGCTTGGGGGTTGAGCTGCGCCGTGGGGTGGCAGCGCAAAGGCGCGCAGCCCATCAGCAGCAACGCCAGTAGAAACCAGCTCAACGGGCGGGACATCGGCAGCCTCCGGCTTGGCGGGGAGCAATCCGACCTTGGCGCTGGTGATCGCGGTCAGCACGGTATTGATGACGCTAGCCGCGCCCCCGGCGAGCATCAGAATATCGGTGGCGCTGAGGTCGATTGGCAGCGGGTGGCCCAAGGCGCTGGCCAGGGCGATCAGGCCGGTCAGCAGGCCGGTCAGCACGTTGGTCAGAAGCTGGACGTTTTTCCAGGTCTTGGCGGTCTTCAGTTCGCCGCCGACCCGCAGCACATCCAGCCCGCTACGCACCACGCCGATGAGGTTCATTTCCGCATGTCCCAGGCGGTAGCAAATACCCGGAACAGGCGGTTGAACCAGCCTTTGCCGAAAACGTCTTCGTTTTTGTTGATCTCGTATCGCCAGCCGCGCAGCGCGCAGAAGGTGTGGAGAATCGTGGGCATGTGTTGCCGCGCGGCGGCCAGGGTCTTTTCGCCGAGTACGCCATCGATGGTGACTTGCGCGGCTTCTTGCAGCAGCTTGATGGCGGTGCCCTGGCCCATGTTGACCGCGCAATCGAGCACGATCAGGTCGAGGCCAGGGGGAAGGGCGTCGCCGCGAATCGCGTTCCAGTAATCGCGGCGGTAGATGGCTGCGGCGTCGTCATAGGTCAGCGCGCGGATATCCACGTTCGGGTACGCGCGTTGCGAAATGCCGTATTTGGTCAGGCCACCGGGGTCGCGGGGGTTGTAGACGAGGCGGCCTTCCTCGGAGATCACGAATTGGATGCAACGGACCGCGCGGTCGATCCCGCCCTGAGGGGGGGATGCTTCGCTGAACTCTGGCATAGACCCTCCAAAAGCAAAAAGGCCGAGTCCCCTTGCGGGGGCTCGGCCTGATGAATCCGCCTTTGATCTAAAGGCTACATCTCTTCACCTCCATTTTCAATAACCTCCAGAAATTCATCCCCTTCCGGTTCTTCGTCGCGGGCATCCATCATCTGGTCGTAGGCTTCTTCCAGCGCGGTCACCGCGTCGGGGTGAACGTGGCAGACGGGGTCGCTGGGGTTCATCCGTTCGGGATAGCGAACGTTGTCCAGGATGATTTCCACGGCTTCCAGCAGCGCGTTCAGGGCATCCATGTCAGCGCTCCATCCGCATCAGGTGGTTTTCCGCGACATCGATCCCATGGTTCAGCATTTTGCGCAACAGCATGAGCTGATCGGCAATGGGTTCGAGCAGCGCCCACCATTCCTCGCCGCTCAACATCGCGTCCTTGCGGCTCATCGCGGCGAGGGCGGCGAGGGCCGAGACTTGCTCTTGGCAAATCTGCGCGAGCAGCGAGGCGTCAACAACATCGACGTGCAGGGGTTGGGGCTTCTTTTCGTGCAGCAGGGTGCGCCCGTCAACGGTGGGTTCGGTGGGATGGGTGGGGTTGGTGAAGAGGGGATGGTTCAATGCCATGATCAGACCTCCAAGTGGGTTTGGTTCGCTGGTTTGCCCAGCAGGGAGGTGTCCTGAATTTGCAGGCCGAGAGGATTCGCGGCGTCCGGGGGCGGATAGCACCCATAGCGCACCAGGGAGGGGATCAGCCGACCGCAAACCCATTTTTGCTCGATCAGGGGCAGGTCGGTGAAGCGGCCTTGCTTCATCCGTATTTCGATGCGTTTCAACGCCAGTTCGTTGGGTTCGTAGCCGGTGTATTCGGCCAGGATGATGTTGGAGTGCGCCATGGTCAGACCTCCAGTTGGGTTTGATTGGCGGGTTTCCCCAACAGGGAGAGATCGGGCATGGGGATGCCAAGTGCATCGAACAACGTGCGGGCCTGGCGGATCAAGCCTTGTCGCACGAATGCATCCTGAGTCTTATCGATGTCCCGGAGCAAACCACGCAACAGGCCATGCACGCGGGTTTGCATCGTTAAACTTATGTCGCGGCGAAGGATTGATTCGATCTGCTCATCGCACCACAGCGCGAAATAGGGATCAAGCCAGCGAGCGAACACCATGCCCAACTTGGGATGCAACCAGGTGCCCTGTTCTTCCGGGGGGCCACCTTGTACCACGATAACCAATTGATTTTGTTCCGTTAGGATTTTTCTCCCAACGGCTAAAACATAGGCTTGCGTCTCATCCGTTTTAAGCCAGTCCTTGGGCGCTTTTCCAAATGGTTTGGCGGCGACGGTGGCGTTGAAAAACGCTTCGCGGTTGAAAGGGACTTCGATGGATTGGCTATTGTAAACGTAGGTACTACTGATCAAGGAATGCATGACAGATTCCTGTTTGTTCAAGGATGACCCCACACTTTGCGGGCGGGGTAGGCGCTCCTAACGGCAAACAGACCGTCCGGGTCCTTACGGATACCCGACGCCTCCCCATTGTGGGCAAGGCAGGCACAAAAAAACCGCCTAACAGGGCGGGGATCTGCTGTTTGATGTTAGGAGATTTCAGGATACGCCCGCGTCCGTGCGGGGTCAAGCAGGCGATTATTGGGATTGCTCTGGATTCTTCGGCTCCGTTAATTTTCTCCGCGCGATAGCCGATTTTTCTTGCGCGTCTTCGGCATTGATTTGCGCGTCCACTAATTCCTTTTGCGCCGCGCGCAATAGCAGGCGTGGATCGCTTTTTAAGTTGGAATCCGCGCCTATTCCG